TATTATACTTATTTCTTTCATTTTAAATCTCCTTTACAAGATACTTTATTTATTATGACACCAAAATAATATATTACCGTTTTTTTTTGATATACGGATTATATAATAATCTTTCGAAACACACAAAAAAAGAGGGTTCCTATTCGGAACCATTCTCTAATTTATCACATGATTCTAATATATCATTTACAGACATATTATACTTTTCGATAAGTACGTGATGTACTAAATACACATCGAGTGACTCGATAGCCGTCATTATATTTGAGACAGACTGAATTAATCTATCATCAACACCTCCATGTAATACAGTCATAATATTATAATCATACACTGATGTGTGTGTCAGTAATATGTCATAATTATCTGGTATCATCTTTTCCACAGTATTAGTTATTAGTGATTCGATTTCAGATATCCACTCATAGTCAGCACCATATACCCATCTAGTACCACACATAGTAGTATCTAGTATATCTGTATATGTTATATGGTATTGGATAACATCACCAACTTTTCTATTAGATGATCCATATATGCTCAGCATTCTTAATATACGATGTAACACCTTATTTGGTGCATTCTTGCTTAATGCATCCATTTCCAATCGAAGTATATCTTTTGCGTCTGATACTTTGTCGGTATCAAGTAAACCATACACTTGATTTAAGGTTTCTATGAGAGCGTACTCTCTACCACAATTAACTAAAACCTCGTCTATATTTTTCATAAAAAATCTCACTTTCTCCCCGTTAAGTCGCTAGGTCATCTATAAATTTATTTTATTATTACAAAAATAATATATTAGTATTTTTTTGATATACTAGTATAAAGAAACCCTCCAAAAACATAGGCTTAATATACACTTTGAAAGAAAGGTGAAATAAATGGCTAGAAGAAATCGTAAATTAGATGTAGAGGGTTTATCATCTATAGATTCTGACCGTTCCTTTAAAAAGCAGTTAATTAATATAAATAACTTAATAGGTCAAGCAAACCTATCTTTATATGGAACAGATAGAACTTCTGATGTAGATTCTCTTAATGATAAATTTCAATCTATCCTATCCAATGAACTAACTGGTATTACTGGAAAAGAAGGTAATGATATTACCTCTTTTCTAAGTCAAGTTGTATCTGCGGATAATAAATATAGAGCTGGAGAAGATATACTAAATAATCAGTTTAATGATTTAACTGGTAATGAATATTCTTCTATGCAGTCATTCATTTATGATGCATATAGAAATAGACTATTACAACAATCAGATTTACATGAAGTATCTTCACAGTTAATAGAGTTATCAGAAGCTATAATGATAACCAGAGATGCTATCATCTCTGCTGATACTGTAGAAGGAAGATTGAATAGAAGTATTACTTTTGAAAATATAGATGACGATGAAATAGACAACTATAATTCTATAGTAGAAAATATGGAGAATAAGTTCCAACTCTTAGAAAAGATTAAGAACTTTATTATTCCAAAAACTCTGGAGTATGGAGAGTATTATGTATATACAGTTCCATATTCTGAATTATTCAATAAATTCCAACAACAAAAAACAAGGAATGTTACTAATACAGGAATTCTTAGAAGATTTAATGAGTCTACTGTATTAGAAGGATTTAATGATACTAAAAAAGAAAATAAACTCACTGAGTTAGATATGTTCTTAGAAGATTGCTATAATAAATATCATATTAGAGAGAATGGTAAATATAGTGATAAGAAATCTTCTGATAATAGAATTAATAAAGATGAGTTTAAATCAGACTTAAAGAATATTATGGAGAATATTATTATATCAACAGATGATATTCCTATTCCATTCTTAGAAGAAGGATTAGAGTCTATTGAGTATATTAATAATCAGTATAATAATGTAGTTACTGAAGATAATACTTTATTCAAAAAAGTTATTAAGAATAATAAAACTGATGGTGGAGTTAAGATATCTAAAAAAGGAGAATTTGATGATATTGGTGATTGCTATGTTAAAATGATAGAACCAACTAAAATTATTCCTGTTAAGATAATGAATACTGTACTTGGATATTATTATGTACAAGATGAAGATATAACACCATTATCTGGTGCTGTTTCATCTTCTCTTTATTTCAGTAGATTTAATGAACACAGTAGGCAGCAAACTATTATTGATAGTTTAGCTGAAAGAGTTGTGCAGCAATTCAATAAACCATTCTTAAAAAATAACTTAAAGTTTAAAGAAGCAATAGTAGATTGCTTTAATTATTATAACTTAAATGAGAATAGAGTAAAAATGCAATTTATTCCTGCTGAGTATATAGTAAGATTTAAAATAGATGAAGATATCGATGGTAATGGTACATCTATGATAAAGAAATCTTTATTCTATGCTAAATTATACTTAATGATTTTATTATTTAAGATTATGAGTATTATCATGTATAGTAATGACCAAAAGATTAACTATATAAAGCAATCAGGATTAGATAAGAACTTAGCAAATAGAGTTCAAGAGATAGCAAGATTACAACAATCAAGACAGATAAATATTTCTGATTTATTCTCTTATACTACTCTTATCAATAAAGTAGGTAATGGTAATGCAGTTTATATGCCTACTGGTAGAAGTGGAGAAAGACCTATAGAAACAGAAATCTTATCAGGTCAAGATGTTCAGTTAAATAATGACTTGTTAGAGATGTTAAAGAATGCATATATAACAGGTACTGGTGTACCAGCTGCTATTCTTAACTATCTAAATGAAGCAGATTATGCAAAGACAGTAGAGCAAAACCATTCCAAGTTTAATGCAAGAGTTGTTAATTATCAGTTAGACTTTAATCCTAGTATCACTGATATGTATAAAAGGATAATGAGATGGTCTACTAATATAGGTGAAGAGAAAATAAGTAACTTTAATTTTACTCTTACACAACCAAGGTCAGCTACTGCTAATGCGAAAGCAGAGTTAATAAGTCAGTTTAATACAATGACTGAATTCTTAACAGGATTATTATACCCAGACCCAGGTCAGGCAGAAAATCCTGATAACTTGAATGCAGAGATAAGAGAATTCAAGAAACTGTATGCTAGAGAGCAATTACCAATGATAGACTTTGATTCTATTGAAGAATTGGTAAATAAAGCTGCATTACTTAATAAAGAAAGAAAACTCAAACCAGACCCAAAGAATGGAAATGATGGAGATGATGATGGATTAGAAGATGATAGCTTAGATGATTTACATATGTAAATAACACTAAATACTAGAGGAACATAGAAAATTCCTCTAGTATTTATCTATTCTCAAAAGTACTGTATAGTAATAATAAATAAGGGAGATATAAATATGAAATATGATATAATTACAGTTTATAACTGTATAAGTGAGAAAACTAAGTTTATTAGTGAAACAACTGAAGTTATTGAAACTCTTAAAAAAGATTTAGGAACAAAAGAAAGAAAAGTTGATGTTGCTACAATTCAATACGCAATATTAAAATCTCTAATTGGATTACATGAAATGGTATCATATATTGATAATATTAAAACAGATAGAAGTCAAGATAATTATCTAATACATCAAATAATGACTGCAAGAATATTAACCACATATCTACTATCTATACATGAAATAGATGACGATACTCCGTATATGGTTAGTAAAGTTATTGGTGAAGATGTTTTTAAACACTTAAATCCTGAAGTATATGATGGTATGTTAATGAAGCATTATGATATAATGACAAATTATTCAGTTATGGAATTGGTTAAATTTAAACCATATATAGAAGCATCAGGTACTGATATCTTCACAGTAGTTGGTCCTATTATTAAATTAACACCAAATGATGATGTGAAATATTTTAAGTTTGTTTATGAGGATGTACCAGGTAGTGTATATATTAGTAGAAATGATAAAGGTATCAATAGTCTTATATTAGTATACAATAATACATGTGCATTTTTTGATACTGATAAAGGTAAATCTGTGCTAGAGTTCTCATATGATAATATGTGCTATGGGAAATTAATGTCCCATATAATAAATAAAGTATCGAATGAGTAAATGATGTAAATTGTATCGACATAAGTGATTTGACTTATCACTCATGTCGATATACTATTTTAGTGTAATTAATAATATTTATATAATAAAGGAGATTAAAAATGTTTGATTTAAGTGAGTTATTTGATGAGGTGTGTAATGCTGAATGGGTATTGGAGGCGTTAGATGATTCTAAAAAGTTCTATACTAAT